TTTAAAAAGGTATCAACTAGATTTGAAATGCCAGATGGTTCTAAAGTATTTGGTAAAAACATCAATGATGAGCCTGAAAAATATTTTACAAAGGAAGTATTAGACAAGATTGATGAATATGCCAAAAGAAAATTCAGCTACGGATCAGACGAAGAAATCAATTAAAAGATACGTCTTTGCTCAAAGAAATGAAGACGACTTTACTTGTATAAAAATTGTCGATGGACAATATGAAGGTGTTATATACAAGTATGATAAAGTTGCGTTTGAACCTAAACCACTTGACAGTGGCGATATACCATTACGATTTACATATGACATAATGGTGAATCCAAAAAAAGTAGATGTCGAATCTACTAATTTTAAAAATTACATTGGCGATATTTTAATTGAAGTTGTTGAACAACAACTAAAAGAAGGAAAAATAAAATTTAATGATTAATTTTATAAAAACATACGACAATGTTTTATCAAAAGAAAATTGTCAACATTTAATAGATAAATTTGAAGACAGTAGAGTACAATGGCAAAAAACAGAATTAGAAGGTCACAGATCATTTACTGAAATTAATATTAATTTACACGAAGATTGGCAAGAATATGTCAATATATTATACAAATCATTACATCCTTATATACAAAAATATACAAAAGAATTTAATATCACTGATAATTGGCCAACAAAATATGGTTGGGAACAAATAAGATTTAAAAAATATGAAGTCAATGATAGAGATGAATTTAAAGAACACGTTGATGTTATGGATTACGCCAGTGCTAAAAGATTTTTAGTATTCTTTTTATACTTAAATGATAATGAAGGAGGATTGACTTCCTTTTCAGAATATGATATAACTGTTAAACCAGAACAAGGAAAGTTATTAATGTTTCCACCATTATGGACACACAAACACACGGCACATAAACCAATTAAAGAACCAAAGTATATTATAGGAAGTTATTTACATTATGTCTGATAGAATTGAAAGTACAATATTAACAAATCTTTTTTATAATGAAGATTATACTCGCAAAGTTTTACCATTTCTTAAATCAATTTATTTTAGTAAAAGAGATGAAAGAGAATTGTATGTTGAAATTGAAAAATTTGTAAACAAATATAAAAATCTTCCTACAAAAGAAGCAATTTTAATTGAATTAAGTAGTCGTAAAGATATTAATGATGAAGAACACAAAAATATTAAAGATATAATTAATACTATTTCATATGAAGAAGTTGATTTACAATGGTTATTAGATACAACTGAAAAGTTTTGTAAAGATCGTGCTGTACACAACGCAGTATTAGACGGTATTAAAATTTTAGATGGCAAAGATAAACTAAGAACGCAAGAAGCAATACCTACTATTCTTGCTGACGCATTAGCCGTTTCATTTGACAATCATATTGGGCACGATTATATTGGCGATGCCGATAATAGATTTGAATGGTATCATACAAAAGAAAAGAAATATAAATTTGATTTATCTTTCTTTAATAAAATTACTAAAGGTGGTGTGCCGAGTAAAACATTAAATATTGCTCTTGCCGGTACAGGTGTAGGTAAGTCTTTGTTTATGTGTCATTGTGCTAGTAGTTTCTTAACACAAGGACAAAATGTATTGTATATTACTTTAGAAATGGCTGAAGAAAGAATTGCTGAAAGAATAGACGCAAACTTATTTGATGTAACTATTGATGATTTACACGTTATGCCAAAAGAATTGTATAGTAATAAAGTTTCTAAATTACAAGGTAAGACTTCGGGCAAATTAATTATCAAAGAATATCCTACGGCGTCTGCTCACGCTGGTCACTTTAGAAGTTTACTTAATGAACTTGCGTTAAAGAAAAGTTTTAAACCAGATATTATTTTTATTGACTATTTAAATATTTGTGCTAGTGCTAGATTTAAAGGTGGTAACATATCATCATACTTTTATATTAAAGCAATCGCTGAAGAATTAAGAGGTCTCGCTGTTGAGTTTGATGTACCAATCTTTAGTGCGACACAAACAACTAGAACTGGTTATGTAAGTACAGATATTGGTTTAGAAGATACATCAGAGTCGTTTGGTTTACCAGCGACTGCTGACTTTATGTTTGCTTTGATGTCAAACGAAGAACTAGAAGCATTAGGACAAATGAAAATTAAACAATTAAAAAATAGATATAACGACCCAGCAATAAATCGTTCTTTTATTGTAGGTGTTGATAGAGCAAAAATGAAATTATATGATGTAGAAAATTCTGCTCAAAATATAGTAGATAGTAACCAAACAAAAGATGAAGAAAGTTACCCAACGCCAGAGGAAAGTTACGACAAGTTTAGTGACTTTAAACTATAATGTCTAAAAAACAAAAAGTAAAATTTCATAAAGGTGACAGACGACCTAGAAATGATGAAGATTATCCTAATCTAACTTATCGTAAAAAAATGATTAAAAAAGGTAATAATATTGTATGGCACGTTATAGAATATCCTACAAAATCAATAATTGCTGAATATTTTTTTGAAGAAGACGCACAAAATCTAGTAAAATTTCAAAATAAACACACAGTTTGGAAAGAAAATGGTGGTATTCCAAATTTTTTGTGTTATAAATATAAGAATAAAAGCGCTTGATTTATATGGAAAAAGTGATTATAGTTATGGGAACAATGAGAGAGAAATGTTTAGTTTTAAAGGTTTTATTACCAAAGATAAAAATACACACCTTGAGCACCTTGAAGACGATATTATAAATCGTGGTTCAAAAGGTGGCGAGAATGCTGTAAATTTTTTAAAGTCTATTAGAAATATGCTTGCTGGTTCAGCAGGTAGTCAAGTTAATATGACTGTAAAGTGGGACGGTGCGCCTGCTATTATTTGTGGTATTGATCCAGAAAACGGCAAATTCTTTGTCGGTACAAAAGCAGTATTCAACAAAACACCTAAAGTCAATTACACTTCATCTGATATTTCAAAAAATCATAGTGGCGATCTTGCTACAAAATTAGGTATAGCACTAAAAGAACTAAAAAAATTAGGAATCAAAGGTGTATTACAAGGTGATTTTTTATTTTCCTCATCTGATTTAAAATCAGCAAACATAGACGGTGAAAGTATGATTACTTTTACACCTAATACAATCACATATGCCGTACCCAAAAACTCGACTATAGGCAAAAGAATTGCGAGAGCAAAAATGGGTATAGTCTTTCATACATCATATTCAGGTAAAACATTATCCTCTATGACAGCAGGATTTGGTACAGTGAAAAGTAAATCAGGTATATCATCTGTATTTTTAGCAGACGCTGCTTATAAAGATGTATCAGGTTCTGCTAAATTTACATCATCAGAATTAAGTAGCTTTGACGCATTGATAAGAAAAGCACAAGGGTCGTTATCAAAAGCAGGACCTATATTAGATGAAATGAGTAAATCAACATCTGATAGTTTTTCTATAGGATATAGACTAAAAACATTTTTTAATTACTATATTAGAAATACAAAAGGCAGTATGGGTAAAGTAAAAACTTTACAAGAAATGTTTAGAAATTATTTTGAAGCATTTGTACAACAAGAGATTGACGCAAAGAAAACAGAAAGCGGTAAAGATAAGTATAGAGAAATATTAAATAACGGATTAAAATTTATAGACAAAAATCAAACTGCTTTATATATGGCAATTGCTTCACACGTTAGTTTACAAACAGCAAAAAACTTTTTAGTTTCAAAACTTTCACAAATACAAAGTATAGGACATTTTTTAAGAACATCAAATGGATATAAAGTAACAGCACCAGAGGGTTTTGTGGCAGTTGATAAAGGGGCAGGTGCGGTTAAGTTAGTAGATAGATTAGAATTTAGTAGAGCAAACTTTACAGCAGAAAAGGATTGGGTTAAAGGATAATGGCAGTAGGATACTCCAAGAACAATGCAGGTTTAATAGATGAAAAAATTTAATCACTTATATAAAGAAGTCGTTATGGAACAACTCATACAAGAAGGTGTTTATGATCCTGGTATCTTTAAAGCATTTTTCTTGGCAGGTGGTCCTGGTTCTGGTAAATCGTTTGTAACTGCTTCAGCATTTGCTGCCACAGGATTAAAAGTTGTAAATTCAGACGCCGCTTTTGAAAGAGGATTAACGCAAGCAAATTTATCATTAAAAATGCCAAATGAAGAAGAATACTTTAGAAACTTAATTAGAAATAGAGCAAAGATGACAACTTCAACAGCATTAGACTTGTATATAGAAGGTCGTTTAGGTGTGGTGATAGACGCAACAGGTAGAGATTTAGGTAAAGTAAGTAGTGATTATAACAAATTAAAAGCATTAGGTTATGATTGTTATATGATTTTTGTAAATACAAGTTTAGATATAGCATTAGAAAGACAAAAAGGTAGAGATAGACAAGTACCTGAATATGTCGTAAGAAGTAATTGGAAAAAAGTACAACAAAATATGGGTTCTTTTCAACACATATTTGGTCGATCAAACTTTTTACTTATTGATAATAATAAAAGTGAAGAAGAACTGGTTTCATTAACTTTAAAAAAGGCGGCTAATTTTGTTAAATCAAATTTAAGAACTAAACCTAACAATTATATTGCTAAACAATGGATTGTAAAAGAATTAGAGGCTAAAAAAAGAATATGAAAAGTTTTTTAGAAATCATAAACAAATTAGACACGATAGAAAAACCTATAGTGGTAGAAGGTATAAGTGATATACCTAGAAAAACTTATGCTAAAGGTGTTTTTGATAATGCTGATACTGATAATCCTAAATTAAAACAATCTGTTGTGAATATGATTATGAAAACAGTAAAAGAAGATTTTGAAAAGTATGCTCCTGTAGTATCAGTAATGTTAATTGGTTCTATCTTAACAAAACGATATAGAAATGACGCAGATTTAGATTTAGATTTATTATTAGATGTGCCGCCTGCTGATAGATTAACTATGAGAGAGGCAATTAATAACAATTTAAAAAATATAAATGGCAAATTAATACCAGGTACAAAACACCCTATTAATTATTATGTACATACTGACCCACAAATTAATAAAGATCATTTACAAACTGCCGATGGTGTGTATGATGTAATGAAAAATAAATTTGTAAGAAAACCTGTAGAACAATCGTTTGATTCTAAACAATATGAGGCAGACTTTCAAAAGAAAGTAAAAGAAATAGATGTTGTAAAAGGTGAGTTACAAAGAGATATAATAGATTACAAAGAATTACAAGAGTTAGAGCCAAGTGATATTGAAAATTTACAATCTTTAATATCTAAAAAGTTGACAGAAATAGAAAATGCCATTATGTTCTTTGATAAACTAGGACAAGATTTGGCACAGGCAAGACGAGATTTATATAATAGAGATTTAACACCAGATGAAATTAGACAATATGGTATTCATCACAAGTTACCTAAAAATGTAATTTACAAATACTTGGAGAAATATCATTACTTAAAATTTTTTAAAAAGTGTAAAGAAATTATGAAAGACGGAAAAATAACAGATGATGAAATAGATTCGATTTCAGAAGCAACAAGTAAATCTGTTGCGTTTACTTTTGGTCGTTTTAATCCGCCTACTATAGGACACGAAAAGTTAATTAATAAAGTTAAAAGTGTACCAGCAAATGATTATAGAATTTATTTAAGTAAGAGTGTTGACACTAAAAAGAATCCTTTGTCGCCAAGAGAAAAATTAGATTATATGAAAAAGATTTTTCCACAACACGCAAGTAAAATATTATTAAATCCTACTAATATGGTTTTAGATATTGCTACAGATTTATACAAAAAAGGTTTTAGTGATATTACTATGGTTGTTGGTAGTGATAGAGTAAGAGAATTTGATAGTATTTTAAAAAAATACAATGATGTAAAAGGCAAACCACACGGCTATTATAATTTTAATAGTATTAAAGTTGTATCTGCTGGTGAAAGAGATCCAGACGCTGAAGGTGCAATGGGAATGTCAGCAAGTAAGATGAGAGCGGCGGCAGAAAAAGGTGATATTCAATCATTTAAAAAAGGATTACCTACTTCATATAGAGATGTAGAAAAATTATTTAAAGATGTTAGAAAAGGTATGAACTTAAATGCCTCATTTGCTAATCACTTTATGGGATATCAGTTTAAACCTATAGCAAGTATGGAAGAATTTGAACAAAATCAAATAAGAGATTTATATGTTAGAGAAATGATCTTTAACATAGGTGATAAGATTAATAACGTAAATTTAAATGTCGAAGGAACAGTTGTAAGACGTGGTACAAATTATATTGTTATGGAAGATAGCGAAAATAATTTACACAAAGCGTGGATTTGGGATTGTATACCTGTTGCTTCAGACAAGGAGGCAATTGTGCGAGAATATAATTTAGATGTAGATTATGGATTTCAGGCAGTGTCAGAAATAGATGAAGATAAAAAAAGTGGACACACAAGAAGATTACCACAAGACAAATCAGTGGGCAGTAAAAAAGGAACTCAACCAAAAAAATATTACAAAGGTCTATCTAAAGATGTGAAGTCTAAAAGAGATACACACTTCAAATCACAAGATACTACAAAAGGACCTTACAAGCCAGCACCTGGCGATGATACAGCAAAAACTAAACCAAGTAAACATACTCAAAAATTTAAAAAGATGTTTGGTGAATTAAAAGTAGATTTGACAGATGCTTGTTGGAAAGGATTTAAACAAGTTGGAATGAAAACTAAAAATGGAAAACAAGTGCCTAATTGTGTGCCAGAAGCATATGATATAGGACACGATTACGCTAATTACACTAGCAAAATTACACCTGGTGAGCCTCAATATGATCCAAAATTTCAAGGCGAACCATATAAACCAAGTAACCCTAAAGATAACTTAAAAAGAGTTGTTAATGATGTAAAAAAAGGCATTATTGATAGAGAATCAAGTGCTGTTACACAAAAAGATATTAAAGAATGGTCAATATCGGATGCCGTAATACATAAATATAGGGAGAGATATAAAGAACAATGGCGTGAAAAATTAGACGAAGTTGTTGATAAAATGATGAAAAAATTGGAGTTAGATAATAATGCTTAGTTTTAGAGAATATAAAGATAAGATAAGTGAAGCAGTCAATTATCACGTAGAAAACAATATACCTCTTGCTAATAATATCTATCGTACTCATAGTGAGGAGTTTTATAGATTGTTTAGAGAGGCAAGAGAGTTATATAAAGAAGGAATTTTAGAAGTCACAAGTGATTGGGATATTCAATTACTTGAAAGTGATATAGGCGAATTTGGTGTTTTTGAAGAACAAAAAGTACCTTTAGACATACCGATAGCCGAAGAAGAAAAAGATCCGCCACTGAATAAACCAAAAAGAGGTGGACCTAAAAAGTTTTATGTCTTTGTAAAAGACGGTGATAAAATTAAAAAAGTGACTTGGGGAGATACCACAGGATTAAAAGTTAAATTAGATAATCCTGAAGCAAGAAAAAGTTTTGCTGCTAGACATCAATGTGATCAGCAGAAAGACAAAACTAAACCTGCTTATTGGGCTTGTAATTTGCCACGATATGCTAAAAGTTTAGGTCTTGGAACAGGTGGAAACTTTTACTGGTAATGAAAGATTTGTTAGATTATTATAAACCATTTGACGACTTTGAAAAAAGTGTTTATGATAAAGTGTTTACTAGAGTCTTCAAAGAAGATGTGAAAGATGAACAATTGATTTGGCATAAAGATAAAGCAAATCGTGTGTTCAAAGTGATTTATGGTACAGGATGGAAATTACAAATGGATAATGAATTGCCTTTTGAATTAGAAAT